CGTCCTTGACCTTTATCGAAGCGGAGAAATCCGCAAGGCTTGCCTCACCATTACGGGGGGCAATCCGCTTTGGAAGGACCTCGAACAAGAGGTCGTCCTGATCCTACTGGAGAAAGACCCCGACAAGATTACCAAGATGCAGGTCCAAGGCTACCTGCGTTTTTACATCGTTCGTTTGATAATGAACCTGTACCGGGGCAACAACAACCAATTTGCCAAGAAGTACCGACACCACGACGAGAGGGTCGAGGTGGATCCCGAAACCCAAGAACTAAGCAAGGACTACGACTCCCTGCTTGATGACCTTTGGGCCATCGCCCAGAGCGAGATGGACTCTTGGGCCAAGGACGGAGCGTTCCCGTACGACAAGGAACTGCTGAACCTGCTTATGCAGACCGGCAACATGAAGGCCATGAGCCGGGAAACGGGCATCCCTTATAGGTCCATCATCTACTCCATCGAACAGGCCAAGGCCAAAATCAAAACCGCAATCGAAGCCAATGGATATACTGGTTTTTCCAATCCTGATTAGTGCTTTGGCGACCCTTGCGGTCGTGGAGTTCCGGGTGCTGCCGGGATGGTTCTACGCTCTGCCCTTTGCGAAGCGGAAGCCGTTTTCCTGCATGACCTGCTTCGGGTTTTGGATGGGAGTAGCCCTGACCCTGCCGACCTGCCAATGGTACTTGGCCCCAATCCTTGGGCTTGCATCATCCGCCACCGCAATAATCATCCGGGAATGGACCTTCAAATGACCAACGAGCAGTTCATCGTGGCCCAAAAGCACAGGAAGTATTGGGACCAATATGTGGCATCGCTGACCATGCGACTGCCACCCGATGCGGTTGGGGAACTGCAGGCTATCCTGACCGCTCACGGACGACCGCCTACGAATTGGTGGTGCGCTGACTGCGTAAAATCGGCCCTTCAATACATTTACCTTCAAGCGGACTTGTTTGCCGAAGCCAACCAAAACACCATAACCCACCCCCTGAATGCCCCTGCCAATTCCGAACAATAACGAAAGCAAAGAAGGTTTCATCGGTCGCTGCATGAGCAATAACCAAGCCAACACGGAGTTCCCCGATACGGCTCAACGGCTTGCGGTTTGTGGCTCAACGTGGGAGAATCACAAGAGGCAGCAGTTCGAGTCATACTCCGATTACGGCCAAGAGATTCGGGCCAATGCCAAGCGGGGAATCGAACTCAACGAAAGGAACGGCAACAAGTGTGCGACGCAGACGGGCAAGGTCCGGGCGCAGCAACTCGCCAACGGGGAGGCAATTTCCCTTGAAACCATCAAGCGGATGCACTCCTACCTGTCAAGGGCAGAAACCTACTACGACAACGCAGACGACACCTCCGACTGCGGTTACATCTCATATCTCCTGTGGGGCGGTAAGTCGGCTCTCTCATGGTCAAGAAATAAACTCCGAGAACTTGGGGAACTTGAAGGCGAAGGATGACGAAGCCCAAGTGCAGGCTCGGATGGATTCGCTGATGATGGTCATTACGACCCTCTGCGACTGCATCGGAGCGGTGGACGATTCCAATGCCCCGAACGCATTTGCGGTAAAGATGAAGATAGTGGACAAGATTGACGAACTCATAGACAAAATCGAATACTAATGGGAACCAGCAAGGGCAACGGCAAGTACATTGAAACTCCCGAAAAGATGTGGGAGTACTTTGAAGCATACCGGGCAGTGGTCAAGAGCAACCCAAGGCTCAAGACGGTATTCCCCGGCAAGGATGCTATTCCCCAATACGAACCCTTGGAGCGTCCGTTGACCTTGGAGGGCTTTGAGAACTGGTGTGCGGATGCAGATATAATTGAGGACCTTGGGGCCTATTTTACAAACAGGGACAAGCGATATGACGACTATGTAGCCATCTGCTCGCGTATAAGGCGAACCATCCGTCAAGACCAAATTGAGGGGGGCATGGTTGGTCAGTACAACCCATCCATCACTCAACGCCTCAACAACCTCGTGGAGCGTCAAGAGAACACGGTCCACATCGAGCAGCCCCTATTCCCCGACAATGACTGATTCAATCGTTGAGGGAGTCATTGACCAATTCAGGACAAGAGCCGAGCAGGGCAAAGCCAAGTACGGGACGACCATGGACCGCAACGACCTGACCCCGATGGAGTGGATTCAGCATTTACAGGAGGAACTGATGGATGCGGTGGTGTACCTCGAAAAGATTAAGCGAATAAACAAAGAGTAGAGATTTCCACAAACACCAATAAAGTGGAACGCCTATATGGAATGTCTACTATATTTGTGCATGGAAAAATTCTTGGACGTTAAGGGCTATGAAGGCCTATATGTTGTTTCTAATTATGGAAACGTCAAATCCGTTGAAAGAGTGATTATTAGAAGGGATGGTATAAGGCGAACGATAAAGGAGCGGATTAAAATAGGAACTCATGACAAGGGTTACAAACGCATTTCGCTGGTATCCATGGATGGTAAAAGTAAAAGCCACTATGTCCATCGTTTGGTCATGAGTGCATTCTGCGAGCCATCAGGCCTATATGTTGACCATATAAACGGAATTAAAGAAGATAACAGGCTTGAAAACCTTAGGTACGTTACAAACTCGGAAAACCTTACTTTCAGGAATACGGACAAGAAGTATTCAACCGAACACTCATATATTTACAAAACCAAGGAAAATTGCTTTAGGGTTCATGGTTGTAAAAGAAGATACAAAACAATAGAACAAGCCCTTGAAAGAGCAAGAGAAATTCGTCCGAACAACGGCGGTAAATAAAATCCGTGATTTAAAACGGTTTGTAAAAGGCATACAAGGCGGTTCCAGTGCGGCGAAAACGTACTCCATCCTTGCCGTTGAGATTGACCATTGCACGAAGAATCCGTACACGGAAACGAGCGTTGTAGCCGAGTCCATCCCACACCTCAAGCGTGGGGCCATGAGGGACTTCATGAAGATTATGACCGTTACTGGGCGGTTCAATGCTGCCCGATGGAACGCCACCGACTTTCGGTACAAGTTCGCTAACGGGTCTTACATCGAGTTCTTTTCGGCTGACGATGACTCCAAGTTAAGGGGTGCAAGGAGGGACAGGCTCTACATGAACGAGGCCAACAACCTTTCCTTCCACGCTTACACGGAACTGGCAGCACGGACCAAGCAGTCGGTTATCCTTGACTGGAACCCGGTCAACGAGTTTTGGTTTCACTCCGAACTGATGCAAGACGAGGACGTGGACTTCCTTATCCTAACCTACAAGGACAACGAAGCCTGCCCCAAGAGTGCAAGGGACTTCATCGAGAAAGCACGGGTCAAGGCTGAAACTTCGGAGTATTGGGCTAACTGGTACAAGGTCTATGGCCTTGGTCAGGTCGGGACGCTTCAGGGTGCGATATACGAGGACTTCGAGGTCGTGGAGGGTATAGATGTCAGCCGAGCGAAATTCGTCGCCTTAGGGCTTGACTGGGGCTTTAGCAACGACCCTACGGCACTCGTAGCAATCTACCGCCAAGGGGACTGCCTACTCATCCAAGAACTGCTCTACTCCACGGGCCTGACCAACCAAGACATCGCAGACAAGTTGCGGACGCTGGGCATCACAAGGGCTTGGGAGATCGTGGCGGATTCAGCAGAACCCAAGAGCATCGAGGAAATCTACCGCCTTGGCTTCAACATCAAGCCTGCTGAAAAGGGTCCTGACTCGGTTCGGAACGGGATAGACATCCTGAAACGCTTTAAATTGCAGGTTACCAAGGACTCGACCAACCTCATCAAGGAATTAAGATCCTACACTTGGGCGACCGACAAGGAAGGCAAGAACACGGGGGTCCCGATTGACTCGTTCAACCACGCATGCGATGCGATGCGGTATGTGGCCCTTAACAAGTTACGGGTCAGTAACTCAGGGAAGTATGTTGTGGTTTAACTTTGAGGCATGATCCCCGAACGCATCATTGACCTGCTCATCGAAATCGGGAAGACGCTTGCAGCCGTTTTCTTCATCATCACCCTTCTAACCCTCCTTTGGACCTTATGAAAGTCATCCACTACTACCACGTTTATTGCGGGGGCAACTGGCAGTTAATCCTCAACCAGCACATGATGGCCGTCTGCAATTACGGCCTCATCAATGTCTTGGATGAAATCCGTGTAGGCATCGTCGGTCCACCCGAACAACGCAAGGCGGTCAAGGAGGTGCTGGAAGGTTCGATGGTGGCCGATAAGGTCAAGGTCGTAGTAACCCGGACCAATGCTTGGGAGCAGGCGACGCTGACCGAGATGTACCGGGCCTCGCAAGAAGAGGAAGCCGTGTACCTCTACGCCCACACCAAGGGGGCTGCGAATCCATCCTTGACCACCCAACTATGGGGCAGGTCCATGCTGTTCTTTAACGTGGTGGCTTGGGAGCGGTCCATGCAGATGCTCGAAGGTGTGGATGCCGTAGGATGTCATTGGATTACCAAGGAGCAATTCCCTCACATGGCTGACCACAACAACCCCGAAGGCTATCCGTACTTTGGGGGCAACTTTTGGTGGGCCAAGTCGTCCCACATCAAAGAACTGGGCGAACCTGCAAGGGATCACCGATTCCAAGCCGAGCATTGGATAGGAAAGAAACCCGACACCAAGGTCTTTGATTCCAACCCCGGCTGGCCTTCACCCGAACGCTTTGTCATAACCTTCTAACATGAAAAAACACATCGACCAACTCAAGGCTTTGGACTACTCGCACATCTACACGACTGCGGTGGAACATATCATTGAAATCTACGAAGAGGCCAAGAAGCACAAGGGAGGCCACGCTTTAGAACTCGGTTCCTACCTTGGACACTCAACGCTCGCTATCGCCTTGGCCGGGCTTGACGTGGTGGTTTACGACACCGATACAACGGTTGAGGATAAGCGCAAAGCACTCCTGTCCAAGTTCAAGGTCGAATGGAACAACCAACCGAGCCACATGGCCCTGCAAGAGGTCAGGACTT